ATTGGGCCGACCGGTATATGGTCATCCCCAAAAAAGCCGGCGGCCCCGAACCGGGTTCCTACCGTACCGACCGCACGCCCTACGCCCGCGAAGTGATGCGGGCGCTATCGCCACAAGACCCGCATCGGCGCGTGGTGGTCATGGGCGCGTCGCAACTGCTCAAGACGCAGGTGGCGTTGAATTGGATCAGCGCCAGTATCCACCAGTCGCCGGGCAACATCCTCGCCCTGTTCCCCACCGAGAAATTGGTCAAGCGCGTTTCGCATCGCATTAGCGAGACGATCAAAGCCGTGCCCAAGCTGAACGAGCTGGTCGCGCCGCCCCGATCGCGCGATGCCCGCAACACCATCGACGCCAAGGAGTACGACGGCGGCACGCTGTACCTCGCCACCGCACGCAGCGCGTCGAACCTGGCGGAAATTTCTTGCCGCTACGTCTACGGCGATGAGTTGGATCGCTGGGAGATGGACGTCGGCGGCGAAGGCGACCCGGTGGAATTGGCCGAGGCCCGCACCTCTAATTTCGGGCACAGCGCGAAGATTTACTACAGTAGCTCCCCGACCATCGAAGGCGCGTCGCTGATTGAGACGCTGTACCTTCAATCCGACCAGCGCCGCTATTACGTTCCGTGCCCGCACTGCCAGGTGCGCCAGGAACTGGTATGGAGTCAAGTGCGCTGGGATGACGCCCTGACCCGTGCGGTCTACGTCTGCCCGGAATGCGGCGCGGAAATCGAAGAGCACCACAAATCGGCCATGTTGGCCGCTGGCGAATGGCGCGCGCAAGCGGCCGGCGACGGTCAAACCGCCGGGTTTCAGCTTTCGCAGCTTTATGCCCCGCTGGGCTGGTCGTCGTGGCTGGTGCTGGCGCGGAAATACGTCAAGGCTAAGACGGCGCTGGAACGCGGCGACAAAGGACCGATGCAAGTGTTTTACAACACCCGACTGGCCCTGACCTTCGACGCCACCGACGAACGCACCAGAGCCGCCGAACTGAAAAAACGCGCCGAGGATTTCCCGGCCCTGACCCTCCCGCTCGGGTGCCTGGAATTGACCATGGCGGTCGATACCCAGGGCAACCGGTTGGAGTACCTCATCATGGGTTGGGGCGAGGGCATGGAACGGTGGGTGATCGATTACGGCGTCTTGATGGGGCGCCCGTCGGAGCCGGAGGTGTGGGTGGCGCTGGATAAAATCCTGATACGCCCCATCGTCAACAGTCGGCAACAGTCGGTTAAAATCGGCGCGTGCCTGGTCGATTCGGGCGGCAACGCGACGCAGGAGGTGTACGAGTACACCCGCGCCCGTCGCCGGATGTACGTCCTGGCGGTCAAGGGCGGCAGCAAACCCGGCCGCCCGGTCATCGCCAGCAAACCCAGCAAGGTGGACATCAACCGCCGGGGCAAGATCATTCAGGGCGGCGCGGAACTGTGGATGATCGGGACGGACACCGCCAAGGACTGGCTGTTCAGCCGCTGGCTATTGCCGGCCGGCCCCGGCGCGATCCATTTCAACCGCGATCTGCCCGATACCTTCTACGACCAGTTGACCGCCGAGCGCAAGCTGGTACGCTACGTCAAGGGATTCAAGCGCGCCGAGTACGTGAAGACGCCCGGCGACGCGAACGAGGCGTTGGACCTGTGCGTTTACAACCTCGCCGCCGCGCATTTCCTCGGCCTGCACAAGCGCCGGCCCGCCGACTGGAAACGGCTGCGGGACCGGCTGGAACCCGCCACCGACGATCTGTTCAGCGCGGCCACGCCCGCGCCCTTGCCCCCGCTCCCGCCACCCCCGCCCCCACCACACCCGAGCCCTTCACCCGTCATCGCCGCGCAAGTCAATACCGTTCGCCCATCCCGACAATCCCGCTTTTTGGTGCGCCCATGACCTTGATTATCAGCGATGTGTTGGATGATGTAGCCCAGCGGGCGCACCTGCCCGTTGATTTGGTCCTGGAAATTCGTCGCGAATGGGGCGGCCGTGAGGTCTACATCCGATCCGCCCGTGACGACATCCGAACGGTGATTCGCGGGTCAACCGCGCCGGTCGCTGCCCTGGCGGCACAATACCGGATGCACCCCAACAGCATCCGCCGGATTAAGCGTAAATAACAAGACCTTTTTTATCTAATCGCAAAAAGAGACCATTCGGCGAATCCGTATGTTACTAACCATCAAAACCGAAAATTTCAATGGTCCGGCGAACAGGCTACGGTTCATCAAGTTTTTGAGCGACATACTCAACGCCGGTTCACGGATTGGATATCAGCCAACCACCCTGAACAATAGCGACCGAGAATGGACGCTCGACATGAACAACAACTGGTGGGCGTTTTTCAGGGGCGAGCATACCGTGGAAATCATGTATCGGTATCAGTGCGCCGAGGTCAACGCCGAGGGTGCCCTGGCCCCATGGCTGATTTTTACCATGGGCGATATCACAATCCAATATAGCGGTAGATAACTGCTGGCTTACTTCCCATCGGTATAAAACCGCAACTGCCACCAGCACACCAGCCAGCCCACGAACCCGCCGATCATCAGGATCGCGCCGGGTTCGCGCGGCACGTCCGGCGCGCGGAACAGCGGCCACAGAATCCCCACCAGGAAGAGCAGGCCAAACGCGGTTTTCCACTGCCGAAACGGTTTTCCTGCCTGCACCGGCTTTTTGACAACGCGCCCCGCGATGGCCACGCCGCAATGCGGGCACGTTGCCGCCTGATCGGAAACGGAGTTGCGGCATTCCGGGCATTCGATGAGCATGGCAAAACCCTCTGGCGGTAGCGAGTGATCCACCCTGAATTTTAGCAGAATGCAACAGTTTATGGGATGAACTGTTGCAGGCCGTCCAGATAACGTATAGGCATGGCCTATACCCTGGACGACCTGGAAACCTGCGAGCGGCAAATCGCCACCTTGCAAACGATGGCGCGGAACGGCGACGTTTCCGTGCAGTTCGGCGCGCTCCCCGATCAAATCAAAGTTCGCGACCTGATCCGCGCCGCCCTGGTGGCTCAGGGCGAAACCCTCCCCGATCTCCCCGTTCCCGGCACGCGCGCTCGTGCGTGGACCATCAGCCTGAGTAAAGGGCTGTGAACCTGGCCGCCGCCGTTGTGCCCTTCGTGCGCCGCCTGGTGGACCGCCTGTTTTCCAGTCGCCAACCTCTCCGCGTGACCAACCTCGCCTATGAGGGCGCGACTCGCGGCAAACGCGCCGACGGCTGGGACGCGCCGGTAGTCGGCCCCAACCGCGCCCTGGAACAGGATCAAGCGCTGTTGGTGCAGCGGTCGCGCGCCGCCTACCGCAACGTCCCCTGGATTCGCCGCGCCATCAACTCCCTGGTCAGCAACGAAATCGGCGCGGGCATCGTACCCCGGTTCCGTTGCGCCGACCCCGTCCTGCGCGCCCGGTTGCAGGCGCTGTGGACCGCTTGGGTAGACGAAGCCGACGCCGATGGCGTGCTCAATTTCTACGGCCTGCAAACCCTGGCCGCCCGCGAACGCCTGATCGGCGGCGAGTGTTTTATCCGGTTGCGCCCGCGCCGCCTGGAGGATGGTCTAACCGTCCCGCTGCAACTGCAACTGCTCGAATCCGAGCAACTCCCGATTTCCCTTTCCACACAAACCTCGCCGATTGAAATCAACCCGTTCGGGCAGCGCGTGGCCTACTGGTTCTGGCGCGTCCATCCCGGCGAACGCTGGTATCAAGCCCCCACGGACGCGCTGACCCGCGTCCCCGCCGAGTCGGTGATTCACCACTACGAACCGCTGCGGGCCGGGCAAATGCGGGGCGAACCCGCCACCGCCGCCAGCCTGTTGCGGACTCGGGTATTCGACTCCTACGAGGATTCGGAACTCACCCGCAAGGCCGCCCGCGCCAAGCTGACCGGGTTCATCCGGCAGCCGGCGATCGAAGACGGCGCCATGCCGCTGACCGGCGACGACCCCGCCGCCGCCGAACCGGCCCAGCAAATCCCGCTGGAACCCGGCTCCATGGTCGAATTGCGCCCCGGCGAGGACGTGACCCTGGTTAACAGCGACGATTCCGGTGATGGCTACGCCGATTTCATGCGCGAACAGCGCTTAGGGATGGCGGCCGCCATGGATCTCCCCTACGAACTGTTGAGCGGCGACTACAGCAAGGTGAACGACCGGTTGATGCGGGCGATGTTTGGCGAGTTCCACCGCCAAATTTCCGCCCGCCAGGATCACCTCGTGATCCATCAGTTTTGTCGTGGCGTGCTCCATGCCTGGCTCGACGCCGCCGTGCTGGCCGGCACGGTGGACCTCCCCGGCTATGCCACCGACCCCGCCGTTCGCGCCGACGCCCGCCGGGTCGATTGGCGCGCGGAGGGCTGGCCGTACCTGCACGCCCTACAAGACGTGCAAGCCAAGGCGCTGCAAGTGCGGTCGGGGTTTACCTCCCGCGCCGCCGTGGTGGCGGAAATGGGCGGGTACGACGTGGAGGATATTGACCAGCAACAGGCTGACGACCACGCCCGCGCCGCCGGCCTGGGCTTGCCCTTCGATACCGACGTAGCGGCGTTGCCGCCCGCCGCTCCCCCGAATCAACCCCCGGACCCGGACCCGATTCCATGAGCTATTACCAATTTCGCGCCCTCGCCCCGGACCGCGCCGAACTGCGCATCGATGGTGTGATCGGCGGCGGCTGGTTCGACGAAGATCCGGTCACCGCCAAAAGTTTCGCCCGCGACCTGAAAGCGGTCGGCAACGTCAAGGATCTGGACATCCGCATCAACTCACCCGGCGGTAGCTTGTTCGACGGGTCGGCGATCTATTCGCAGTTGCAGCGCCACCCCGCCCATAAAACCGTCACGGTGGACGGCCTGGCCGCCAGCGCCGCGAGCCTCATCGCCATGGCCGGCGATGAAATCGTCATGCCGGTCAACGCGCTGATGATGATCCATCGCCCGAACGGGTCGGCCATGGGCACCGCCGACGATTTGCGCAAGATCGCCGAGGCCCTGGACAAAGCGGAGGTCGGCATGATCGCCGCCTACACCGCCCGGACCGGCAAACCCGCCGATGAACTGGCCGCGCTGTTGGCGGCGGAAACCTGGATGACGGCTGAAGAGGCGGTAGCCCTGAAGTTCGCCGACCGGGTGGACGACCGGAGCGCCGTCATCACCGCCTGCGCCGCCACCGCCGACGCCCTGACCCATTTCCGAAATCCGCCGCCGGCCCTGGTCGCGGCGCTCGCTTCTCCCCCTGTTGAGGATTCTCCCATGTCGCAACCCCCTGTTTCGCCGCCCGCCCCGGAAACCCCGGCCGCACCGCCCGCCGATCCGCCGGCCGATCCGCCGGCCGATACCGCCGCCATCCTGGCGCGCGCCGCTGAAATCTCCAAGGTGTGCGCCGACGCCGGATTCGCCCCGCTGGCGTCCGCCCTGATCGCAGCCAATGCCCCGCTGACGGTGGTTCATGCCCGCATCGCCGAGGCGCAACAGATTCGTGCCGTCTGCATCCAGGCGAAAGCGCCCGAGCGCGCCGATGAATTCTTGGCCGAGGGCATCAACATTACCGAGGCGCGCTCCCGGTTGTTCGCCGTCATGGTCGCCAAGGACACCGCCAGCCCGACCGCCAATACCCCGCCCGCCGCCGCCGGCACGCTGACCCGCGCCCAGTTCGCGGCGTTGTCGCCGATGCAGCAGCGCGCCCACCTGGCCAGTGGTGGCCGGGTCACTGATTAAGGAGTCCGACGATGGCTAATACCCTGACCAATTTGATCCCCACGCTGATTCGTTCCGCGGATATCGTTTCGCGCGAACTGGTCGGCCTGATTCCGGCGGTGACGCTCAATGCCACCGCCGACCAGGCGGCAGTGAATCAGACCATCACCTATCCCGTAGTACCCAGCTATGCGGCGGCCGACATCGCCGCCGCCGCGACCGGCCCGGACCCGTCCGACAGCAGCATCGGTAACGCGTCCATGTCCATCAGCAAATCCCGGTCGGTGACGTTCTACTGGACCGGCGAAGAGCAAACCGGATTGGCGGGGCTGTATGCCACGTTGTTGCAGGACCAGTTTGCGCAAGCCATGCGCACGCTGACCAATGAGGTCGAGGCGGACCTAGCCGCTCTGTATGCCGGGGCGAGCCGCGCCTATGGAACCGCCGGCACCGCGCCGTTTGGGACGGCCGGCGACTACTCCGATGGTGCGCAGGTCCGCAAAATCCTGGTGGACAACGGAGCGCCGCTCTCCGATCTGCAACTGGTGCTCAATACCGCCGCCGGGGCGAACTTGCGCGGCAAACAGGGCGGGCGCGGCGTCGATCTGGAAGGCACTCTGGCGCTATTGCGCCAGGGCGTGTTGCAGGACATCCACGGGTTCATGGTCCGCGAATCGGCCCAAATCAAAAACCACGTCAAGGGCGCGGGCACCGGCGCGCTGATCAACAACGGCAGCGGCGAGGCCGTCGGCCAAACCACGCTGACCTTCGACACCCTGACGGTCAACACCACTGGCATCAAGGCCGGCGACGTGGTGACGTTCGCGGCCGATACCGTCAACAAATACCTGGTGACCACCGGAACGACCTCCGCGTCCGGAGATATTGTGATTGCCGCGCCGGGGTTGCTGGTGGCCGCGCCCGACAACAACGCCATCACCGTCGGCAACAGCTACGCCGCCAACCTGGCGTTTTCCAAATCGGCTATCCATGCCCTGATCCGCCAGCCCGCCATGCCGGCCGGCGGCGACGCCGCCGACGATGTGATGGCGATCACCGACCCCGTGAGCGGGATTACCTTCCAGGTGGCAATGTACCGCCAGCGCCGGCGGGTGGCCTACGAGGTGGGGTTGGCCTGGGGCGTGAAATTGGTCAAACCCGAACACGTCGCAATCCTGTTGGGCTAACCATGCGCCCCACGCATTCACACCGCCTTGAACGCTGGCTCGGCGCGGATCGGGTCGAAACCCTGTCCGCGCAGATGCGCGGCTGGTACGGCCCGCCCATCACGCTGTTGGACGTGCCCGGCGTGCAGGTGCACGGCGACGGCGATTTCTCCGGCCGGTTCGAGCGGGGGTTTTTCGCCAGCGCCCGGGACGTGCTGAGCGAACTGGGCCGGCGCTGGCGAAACGACGTGCGGTTTCAGCCCGGCGTGCTCCCGACCGGCTTTGCCTCCATTTCCGACGCGCTGCAAAAATTGAGCGGCGGGAAACGGGTCATGTTCGGCGGCGGCGGGCTGTACAAGGTGGGCACCACCGGCGTGGTGGCGGCGACCAATAGCCTGTTCCGGGTCGGTAGTCAGCCGGCGGCCGGGTCGGCGGCCAGCGCCGCGCCCGGCGGCACCGTACCGACCAGCGCCACCACCGGCGCGCTGGCCTTTTCCAACCCCGGCGGCACGGACACCACCCATTTGATCGGCGCGGACATCGCGGCCAGCGTCGTCAACAACTCGCTGCTGCTGTACGACCGGATTTTCGCGGTCGCGAAAACCATGAACAGCACCGCTACCGAGGCGGTCACCGGCGTTCCCAGCCGTTACCAGTCCACCACCGCCGGCGCGGCGGACTATATCGGCGGGAATTTCCTGTTCATGGAGACGGGGACGGCCCTGGCGGCGACAGCGCACAACTGGACGGTCTGCACCTACACGGATCAGGCCAACAACAGTTCAACGCTGCCCTCCATCGCCGGCAACTCCGGCACCATCATCAACCGCCTGGACATGCCCATTTCCACCTGGTTCGCCCCGCTGGAAACCGGCGACGTGGGGGTTAAGGCCCTGACGCAAATGCAGTGCA